GTAAAACTGAATTTGAATTATTAAATACAATACTATGATAAAGAATATAATAGATTTGCTTCAAGTAGCCAAAGGAGAAACAGAAAATATAAGAATAGCACAAGGGAAAAATGCTTTGCCTAAAACCTTAAAGCAAGGTTTAAAACAAATAAAAAATACAATAAAATGGCAATAGAAAAAGAATATACTTTAAAGCTAACTACAAAACAAGCACAAGAAAATGTAGATGAGTTAAATAAGTCTTTAGAAGCACAAGCTGATTTAATAGATGATATTGAAAAAGAAATACGTGACTATGAAAAACAGTTAAATAAAACATCTAAAGCAGATTTAGCTGGTCGTAAAAATCTTAATGATAAAATAAAGGTAACTAAAGAAAGATTAAAGGATGAAAAGGTTGCTTTAAAAGATGTAAATAAGGAAAAGAAAAAAGCTAATGAAACATTAAAAAAATCAATAGCTAATCAAAAAGATTATAGTGGTGTTTTAGGAATTATAGATGGTCAAACTGGAGGGGCTATAACTAAATTTAAAAGTCTTACTACAACAATAGGGGGTGCAACAAAGGGATTTAAGTTATTAAAGATTGCTATTATTGGTACTGGTATTGGTGCTTTAGTAGTTGCAATAGCTTCTTTAGGTGCAGCATTTACTGCATCAGAGGAAGGACAGAATAAGTTCACTAAACTTATGGGGCAAATAGGTGTTGTTACTGGTAATGTAATTGACATTTTAGCGAATTTAGGAGAAGGATTATTTGCTATTGGTACTGCTTTAGTGAAATTAGCAACTGGAGATATTGCTGGAGCATCTGCTGCTTGGGGAGAATTTAAAGAAAACATTAATGAAGTAACAGAGGGCATTAAAAACTTTGGGGAAGAAACCAAAAAAGAAATTGCCATAATGAATCAGCTTAATGATGCAAGGGCAAATGCTGATAAATTAGAACGTGGTTTAATTGTTGAAAGAGCAAAAGCAAATAGAGATAGAGCAGAATTATTAGAAAAGGCAGTTAATAAAGAAAAATTTAATCTATCTGAAAGGATTGGTTTTTTAAAAGAAGCTGGAGCAATTGAAGAAGAAATAACTAATAAAGAAATTGAATCTGCGAAAGTAAGACTTGAAACTAAAATTTTAGAAAATAGTTTAAGTAAATCAACTAAAGAAGATTTAGATGAACAAGCACAATTACAAGCAAGGTTAATTGAACTTGAAACTGCTAAACTAACCAAAGCAAAAGAAGTTACATCTCAAATTATTGCTTTAAATGCAGAAGCAAGAGCAACTGAATTAGCTGCACAAGCAGAAACAGAAAGAATTGAAGCTGAAAAAAAGGCAGAAAAAGATGCAGTTGAATCAGAAGCAAGGGCAAAAAAAATAGAAGCAGAAAAAATAGCAGAAGCCGAAAGATTAAAAATACAAGAAGATGCTAAAAATGCAGCTATTGAAATAGCAAAAGAAGAAGCACAAGCTAAAAAAGATAATTTAGATAAAACTGCTAATGTTTTACAATCATTTAGTGCTATTGCTGGAGAAGAAACTGTTGCTGGTAAAGCATTTGCAGTTGCTGCTGCTACAATAAACACATATAGGGGTGTATCTGATGCACTTGCTGCCGTAACTGTAACACCTTTTGAAACTGCATTAAAGTTTGCTAATGCAGCTGCTATTGGAGTAGCTGGTATTGCTAATGTTAAAAAAATAATTTCTGTAAAAGTCCCTAATGCAAGTGGAGGTGGACAAGCTGCACCAAGTACTGCATCAATAGGAGAAGCACCACCAATTCCACCAGCTTTTAATATAGTAGGTCAATCAGATACAAATCAATTAGCAGGTGCAATAGGAGGACAAACACAACAACCAGTACAAGCATTTGTAGTTTCAAGTGAAGTAACTACTGCACAAGAATTAGATAGAAATATAATTGATGGTGCATCTATAGGATAAAATGCAAATTTAAAAATTAAATACGTTATATAAATATGAAAATAATAGAACTAATATTAGATGAAGATGAAATGGAAACTGGAATAGAAGCAATTTCTATTGTAGAAAGTCCAGCAATAGAATCTGACTTTGTAGCATTAAAAGACCAAGAAATAAAACTTGCAGAAGTAGATGCAGATAAAAAGATATTAATGGGTGCTTTGTTAATACCTAACAAGCCTATTTATAGAAATGGAGATGAGGGGGAATATTATATTTATTTTTCAAAAGATACAGTTTGTAAAGCATCACAAATGTTCCTACAAAATGGAAACCAAAGCAATTCAACATTAGAACATTCTAAAGCACTTAATGGTTTAACATTAGTTGAAAGTTGGATAGTAGAAGATGAGGTACAAGACAAGTCAAGGAAGTACGGTTTAAATGTACCAGTAGGAACTTGGATGGGAGCAGTTAAAGTTAATAATTCTAAAATATGGGAACAATATGTCAAAACTAAAAAAGTCAAAGGATTTAGCATCGAAGGATATTTCGCAGACAAGATGGAGCAAACTAAAAAGGTGGATAAAGAAGATATGGAGGAAAATATTTCCGAAGAAATAATAAATCAAATAAGAAACATCTTAACTAAAGATGAGAAATAAAAGCAACAAAACATTTAAAACATATTTTTTTTGTAATAATTTTTAATGCAAGTTTTACAAGTAACATATTTTAAGCGAGTATCAAAATGACCAACAGTATCAATAAGTCTATTGCAATTTGTTCTTACTCTTATAAATTTATAACCTTTTAATTCTGGGTGCATATAATGAATTACAGACATTTGTTTTGTTTTAAAGCAAATATATAAAAAAAATACCAATAAAAATTAATAAAATAACAAATGCAAAGAAACAACAAAACATATATACCAAGTAGAACATCTCCTAAAGGAAGTTCACGTGCTTGTTTATGTTGGGATACAAATAAGTATTCTATTGAATGTTGTGATGGTTCTATTCAAGCACAAGGCATAGGAGTAATAACAAGAACAGATTATGATTCTTTTTTATTACAAGAAGATGGTGGTTTTATATTACAAGAGGATAATGCAAAAATAATAATCTAATGGGAAATTTAAAAATATCTGCATTACCAGCAGCAACAGAATTACAAGGAGATGAAAATATAGTAGTTGTTCAAAATGGCGTTACAAAACAAAGCACAGTACAAAATATAGTAAATTATATAGTACCTACAAGTTTAACAGTATCAGAGGGTACAACAGTTAATTTATCAGATTCAGCTTATGCAACATCTGAATTGATTGAATTATCTTGGAGTGGAGCAACTGGAACTATGATTTTAAATTTACCAATAGCTGCTTCAAATGTAAACAGAGTAATGAGGTTTATATCTAATACTGGTTTTTCAGCTTCAACACACGCAGACTTAACACCACAAGGTGGAGATACTTTAGATGGCTCAACAAATAAATATAGAATAAACAAAGCATACGAGGGAATACAAGTATGGTCTAATGGTACAGAGTGGTTTATAATACAAAAGAAATCCTAAAAATGCAAATTTTAATTAATTAATCGTTATATATATATGAAATCAAATGAAATGTTAAATCAAATCAAAACGCTTCTAAACATCGAGGTAAAACTTGAGGAGATGAAGTTAGAAAATGGCACTATTGTAACTGCCGAATCCTTTGAAAAGGGTAAAGAATTATTTATTGTTACTGATGATGAAAAAGTAGCAATGCCAGTTGGGGAATATATCCTTGAAGATGGCAGATTATTAGTTGTTGAAGAAGAAGGTATTATTGCAGATGTTAGAGATGTATCTGATGAAGTACCAGCTAAAGAAGAAACTGAAGATTTAGAAGAAAAAGAAGAAGAAAAAGAAATGGCAGAAGTAGGAGATTGGGAAGGAATGGAAAAAAGAATCCAAAATCTTGAAGATGCTATTGCTGATTTAAAAGGAGACAAAGAAAGTAAAATGGAAGATGTTCAAGAAGAAGAAATGTCTGATGAAATACAAGCACCTTTAAAATCTTTAAAGGATGCAAAAGAAGAATTTTCTGAAGAAGTTTCTAAAGAAGAAGTTTTAAAAGAAGAACTTTCACAAGCTGCTGCAAAACCGATTAAACATAATCCAGAATCAGTAACAGAACAAAAACAAGTTAAATTTGCAAAAGGTAGATTTAACACAACTTTAGATAGAGTATTAAATAAATTAAACAAATAAAAAAATGAGTAATCAAAGAAACGTAAATTTGGCAACAACTACTAACATAACTACAACTTATGCTGGAGAATTTGCTGGGGAATACATCGCAGCAGCTTTATTGTCTGCATCAACTATCGATGATGGTGGTTTAACTGTAAAGGCAAATATTGCTTTTAAAGAAGTGATTAAAAAATTAGCAACAAATGCTTTAGTAACTGCTGCTGGATGTGATTTTAGTCCAACATCAACTATTACATTAACTGAAAGAATTATTGAGCCAGTTGAACTACAAGTAAACCTACAA